AGATGTTCCCGATAGAGTTTCATGACATTGGCGGGCGTAGTGTCGTAGCTCACGCCATCGAACTCTATATTCTCAAAGCGCAGCGTGATGGCGGCAAGCCGTTCGATCAACCGCTCCTCCAGTTCCGCCGCAGTCAGCTCCAGCTTCCGCTCCGCGATTTGCCGGTCGATCTGCGCGCGGAGGCATTTGCGGTAAGTCTCCGCATCCTCGCCCTGCAGCCAGATAACGGCGGGAAGCGTTTCTCCCGTTTTCGGATGACGGAGGGTGAGCGGCGCGCCCGCCTCCGACCGGGCCTTCACGTCAAAGGCCGCGACATCAAATACATTCTTTGGCATATTACACCTCTTAAGCGGCTGTCCGGGTGATCTTGAGATTGGTCGCCTCATCCGTGTCATAGAGTGCAGTGAAGGGCAGCGAGAGGGTGATTGGTCCTGCGCCGAGCGCCGGGTTCTCCGCCCCGGTGTAGACAATCCTCGGGAGGTCGAATTCCAGGCTGCCGCCGTCCCCGCTGCAGGTCAGGGTGAGGCTGCTCTCGGTGCGGGCGGCAAATTTGTTGAGCAGCGCCGCATCCTCGAAATAGGTGGTGATCTCCCCGGTAATACGCGATTGCCCGGCGAGGAGGCTGCTTGCCTCATCCTCCCCGATCACGAAGGCCTGCTCCAGTCCGTTACCGATGGTGAGATCCAAGCCGACAACAATACCGATACTGCTTCCCCCCTCTTCCAGCGAGCCGGAGAAACTGTCCATCGGGTCATTGCCTGCGGCGGCCGTCGGGCTGCCATCCACGGAAGAGGAACTGATCGCGGAGGATTTGCCCATCACGCCGAACGTGCCGGTGATCAGCCGGTCGGGCCGGACGTTGAGGCGCAGGCGGTCGATCACGCAGCCGGTAAGCAACTGATACTGCCCGATATCGGCGAACGTTCGCTCAAAAGTGAAGCTCGGCTGGCTCGCCCCCGCCTTTAACACATCCGATGACCAGCTTGACTGCATCACGGCAGCGAGCAGGTCATCGAAAGCGCCATAGGAAAGCTCCGTCTCGATCGTGCCAGAGACGGTCTTCTGCCCGTGGAGCAGATGGGCGATCTGCCGGTCGCTCCTGATTTCCGCGCTTTCCAGTGTCGTCTTGGAAAGGCCGAGGCTACAAGCCGTATGGCGGATCGCCGTCATGTCCGGGGAGGACGGCGTCGTGCCGAAGGTTTCTTCGGCGATATAACTCAGCCCGTGCCGGGCTCCGGTGGCAAAAGTCATGGATTTCGCTCCTTAAAAATAGCTGCGCCAGGAAATGCTGAGCGGCAGGGCGACTTTCTTGAGATTTCCCTCATTGGCACCGAGGGACGCCCCGTCGAGATACACATCAAGGCTGTCGAAGGTCAGCACACGGCCCTTGTTGAAATGCGACCGCAGGGCGTCGATGCGGCTCTGGGCGGCGGTCATGTCGGCGTCATGCACGGTGATGCGATACGCGCCCGTATGCAGTTCCACCGCGCCGCTGCCGAGGAAAATTCCCTCCGCCGGGGCGGGTAGAAACTGAACTTCCAGATAGGCCGTGCCGTGGGTGGGGTAATAAGGCGTGCCCGGAAAGGCCACATCGTCAGACTCATAAGCCTGAAGCCGCGCATCCAGCGCCGCCTGAATTTTGCGATAGCTCATTGGTAGCTCACCTCGTAAAGAATGCCCGCGCCGGTATCGACGGCAACCGCCTGCAGCAGGGTGAAGGTCGAAGAGCCGATAATCAGGTCGTCATCCGCCTTCGGCGTCACCTCCTCGCATTCGATCAGCGCGTGATGGAGCGTGGGATTTATTGGCGTGCCCACCGCATTCTGAGAATCCGCGAGGCTTTTCTCCGTCCGCACCAGTCGGATGGTGGTGTCGGTTGCTGTCTCCGCCGCGCCGCTGCCGGGCTCATACGCGCCTTGGGTCTTCTGGCGGAGTGTGGCGCTCACGGCCACCTCGCCGATGGTATCGAAAAGATCGCGCACCATCTGCCGGATCATGTCATGGCGCATGGCTATCCCCTCACCATCTGGTTGTCCTGGGCGCGCGCCCCGATCTGTTGCAGCAGACGAAAGACGAAGCTCATGCGCTTTTTGCCTTCCTCATACGTCACCTCAATGGGGCCGATTTTCTTCCGCGTCACCTGCCGGTCATCAAGGCCGTTGGGATCGCGCAGGAAAATATCGGCAAGTTCCAACGTCGCGGTGCGAAGCGCGTGAGGGATGCCGGTCATGGCCCGCCCGTCGCGGTCATAGGCGCCACTTCGCGGCCATTTCAGGCCCTGATCCCAATCGAGGATCGTGCCGGGATAGAGATAGCTGTCGATATGCAGGGCCGCCCGGATCAGGGCAAGCTCGCGCTGGCCGTCCGGGGCGCTGGTCCAGTCGTCATTGGCAAGCGCCGTAAAATGGCTGTCCGCCTCGTCAAGGGACAGGTAACTCGTCGCCCCGGTCACGCCGCTGCCGGTTTCGGTTATCAAGGTCATGGATTTTTTCCTGCTAGATCAGAAAAGAAAAAGGGAGCGGCGATATCTCACCCCCGCTCCCCGCTCCGGTCAGCCGGCGAGACGGACCGCCAGCTCGGGCCGAACCAGCGCAACACCCCAGAGAATGTCGAACTCCCAGACGACCTGCTTGTACTGGCGCGCCACCTCCAGGCGGAGTGACAGGCCAGTCATCGGATCGGTCATCGACAGGATCTGGCTGCCAAGCCCCATGTCCTGCGTGCTGTGGGCCAGCGGACGGTTGGCGAAGGCAAAGGCGTCACGGTTGAACACCAGGTTAACCACATGATCATCGACGAAGGTCATTGCCGCATTATCCGATGGCGCGGAACTAATCGCCGGGGCGATGGTCAGGGTCGATTCCGTGCCCGACAGGTCCGTTGCGGCCTGCACCACATATTGCTGCGTGTCGCCATCGATGGTGAAGATATCCCCAACGGCGGGCTTGGTCGTAAAGCCATCGGCGATGAGCGTGGTGCCCGTCTGCGAGCCGCCCTTGACGAGCGGCGTTCCCTCCGCGCCGGTGACATGGGTGGCGACATGATCGTCGCTGTACCAGTCGATGCCGTATTTGCGGCCGATCTCGCCCTCGATCTTGGCAGACGTGCTCCCGGCCCGGTCCGCATCGGCAAAGGCCGCAAGATCGAGCGCGTTGGACTCCGCATCGAAATCGAGCACGCCATAGCGGAATTCTTTCGGTGCCTTCTGCTCCAGCAGCAGCTTTCTGGCCGCAGTCGCATCGCTGGCATCTGATGCGAAGGGTGTCGCGCCCGCCGTGCCGACAAGGCCATAGATGCCGGTATATTTCGCATGGATCGACTGGTTGACCGCATTGGCAAGCGCGCGGATGGCGGCGCTGGCCTGCACGGGCATGAAGTTTTCGCGCGCCTCGACCTCCATCATCTCCTTGTCGGTGAGATAGAAATCCGCCTTCTTCCAGTTATTCAGCTCGATCTGCACTTTCTCCAGCGTTGAGCTGGTCGGTGTCGGCGGCGTGGTGCCGGGCGTCACGTCATCCGCCGTCAGGTCGGATGGCAGGATCACATCGATGGTGTCACCCTTCTGCGCCGCGTCGGCACTGAAATCGCCATTCACGAGGCGGGGCATTACGGTCTGTTCGCGCAGAGCCATCAGGCCGCGCGCAAGGATCTTCGGCATGGCGGCCGAAATATCATTTGCCATTGTCATATCTCCAGATTGGGAATTTAGAATGTCGTTTGAGCCCATCCCGGACCCGTGCCGCATCCCGCGGACTTGGTTCACTACATCGAGACCGACACCTTCCCGGCAGCGATATCCTCGATCCGGGCGTTGAGCGCCCATTGGTTCTGTCCGTTGATGGTCGCCAGATTGACGGGAACCCCACTCGGGTCCATGCCGCTGCCCTTGCTGCCGGTCGGGTTGAAGGCGCGGGCAAAGACGGGGGAGCTGCGCAGCTCCGCCACGAAATCCTCAATCGTCATGGCCACGCCTTCCGATTTCTCCCGGAAGGCGCCGTCCGTATCGATAATCCGAAGGACCGGCGCGCCCTCTTCCTCCACCAGCGTGATCGCGGCGCGAAGATGCGGCATCAGAAGCTCGACACTCCCGCCCGCTTTCAAGAGCGCCTCCGTCGCGCGGGTCGTGATCAGGAAGTCGGCGTTCCGCTCTTTCAGTCGGGCGATCTCCTCATCTTTCTCCGCTATAATTGCGTCGAACTGTTCCGTGAATTCCGCAGTAAGCGCCTTCTGCCTGTTCGCCCAGGCAGTCTCCGGATCGGGGCCGAGCGCCTGCCAGGCCTTCAGCTCCTTCTCGAAATTTTGCGCATTGCCGCGCTCCTTCTCCAGCGCCGACAACAGGCCGGAAACATCCAGCTTTTCCGCCAGCAGGGGATCGAGCGTGAACCCCTCCTCCCCCGGTTGGTAAAGGCTGCGATAGAGTTCCGGCACCTCGCTCAGGTCGGTTACGTTATTGGGAAAGTCAAACATGGAAAACCTCAATAAAAAAGCCCCGAAACGGGGCCCTGATGAATGAAAAGATCAAATCCTGTCGGCGTTAGTCGGCAGCGGCATTCGCCTGTAAGCTGTCGCCAAGAAGCCCGCGCGCCTTTGCCTCGCGGATCAATTCCTCCCCGCTTACATCGCCGAGGCGGCGCGCCTCCAGCAGGAAGTCGAGGTCGCGCTCGCTCGCCTGCGCCGCACCGGATTTCGCCGCGACAGCAATACTGCCGGTCAGTGGCATCTCCATCCAGGCGGCGAACAGCGACAACAGGGCGTTGAGGCTATCCTCCAGATTCATCGCCATGGCGGAAAGCGGAGAGAGCGCATCGGCGGCATCCAGCGCGCGGCCGGTCGCCGTCTCCCGCTCCTTCGGGGTTTCAAACTGCAACCCGAAAAGCAGCATCGCTTTTTCCAGCGTCTCCAGCTCCTTCGCGCCCGCCTCCAGCGCCGCACCGGAGCTTTCTACATAGTAATATTTGCCCTCGCTCTCGCTGGTGGTCAGCACCTTGTTGGGGCCAACCTCGATCGGGCCGTCAATCTCCGGGTTGTAGCCGGAGGCCGCGAGGATCGGGAAAGACGCAACATTGAGCGCGTTCCGCTGATCGGAGCGGATCTGGTAATGCTCCAGATTCAAAAAGGCGAGATCCTCAAGTGGCGGCTCGGCCTGCAAAAAGCCCGTCCGCGCGGTGTAGAGGGTGACGAGCGGAATACGGCCCAGCGTATTCTCTCCGCTGTCCGCCTCCTGCCAGACGCCTTTTTTATCCATACGGTAAAGACGCCAGCGGTCCGGCTCAATCACGCGGATCTGTTCCTCTTCGCGTTCCTCGAACCCGTG